CCTTTAACCATCTCGATACTTTGTTTCATATTACTCTCAGCTACTGCGACGGTATCGGCGAAATATGCTTTAATGCCATTCGTACTTTCTGCCGCCGCCGCTGTTGTATCTTTCATCCACTGAGGGGCCGGAAGTTTCTGCACAAAGTCATTTATACCATTTGCAGTCGCAGCAATAACCGTAGCAATCAGGCTCATTGTATTATTTATGGTCATTGATATAGCCTGAGTGATGCCAAAGGCCGCAGTCGAGATAGTTAATACTACTTTGCCGGCCACGATAGCAATATCTGACATGGCCGACCTGAATTTATCCATAGCGTCAGCAGCCGACATACCAGCGGAGGCAGTAGCTGCCATAGTCCCCTTAGTTGCTGCCATGATAGCATTGACCGATACCTGCTGTTTCTCAGCCTTCGATAACTGGTCAGCGGTGCGACCTGTTTGTGCAGCATATTCAGCCCAAGCCTTGTTTATATCAACGACTATTCCAGCTTGTCTTAACATTCTACTATTACCAAATTCTGCCGCCTTGCCTATTTCCTCAAGCGTTTGCGCCGTTGTTTGATTTGTTATATCGCCATATGCTTTTGCTACACTCGTCAAATTCGCTATCTGGTCAGGTGTTAATCCTGTAGCAAGCCCTTTTGTCGCCATATCGACTGCCTCTAATGATGATACCGTACCATCGGACATTTGCTTGATACTATTTATCATCTGCTGAGAGGACGAGCCGTACGTGGCGGCTAGATGGTTAAGGGCTGCCTCCTGTTCCATAAAACCAGCAGCACGATCAGCGACCGACCATGCAGCAGTTAAAGTGCCTACAGCGGCAAACGCCATACTTATTGTTCGAGAAGCCGCCATTGCCGCGCTTTCAAGTTCAGTGAAATTTCTTTTTGCGCTGGCAGTAGCTACGCCCGTCTGGTCTACGCCCGCTATAATAACTTCTGCTGTATCACTCGATATTCTTGCCATTTCAACCCGCCTCCTTCGGTTCTATTTTGTCACGCTCAGTCTTTATTATTCCCAATGCCAACCATTCCTCATTTGTCAGTTCATGCCTGCCAATTTGACAACCTGCATCCTGCATTGATAACATTTGAAGAAGGAAGAATATAATCGGTTCCTGCACTTTATAAGGATGGTCTGGCGACCATTTGCATAGATTGCATTCCTGTAGTGCGTAATCATAGTCAGGATTTTCTTCAAATAAAGTGCAATTTCTTTCATTTTCGCTTACCGGAATATTAAGCCTTACGCATCCATGATTAGGGATTTTCGACCGTTCTTTTATGAATCGAAAATCCTCGATTAGTTTCCCGATTCAATCTTTTTCGGACGCTCGATTATAGCAACGCGGATAGCATCAATCTTCATCCTATTTGGTATATCATCTTTACTGAGAAATTTACCAACGCCATCGACCAGATTGTCACAGCGCTCAAATATTGAATTAAAAAGGCGTATCCTGCCTTCATTCATTTTGGCAAGTCCTGCTATCTCCTGACCGGGCTTCTGCACAAGGAAAGCGCCTTTTGTGTCCTCATTGCTAAACTCGTTCCATTCCTCATTTGTAGGCTCACGGAGTATTATATACCCCGGAGCGCCACCGTCAGCATCAGGAACCTCATATTTATATTCTGTCTGTAGTCTTGCCATCTTATTTACCTTCTAAAATTATGCTAAATATGTAGCTTTCTGATTATATGTTTCAATAATCAGGGCTGCGTTCGTGCCATCATCATATATATCCCATTCAAAATCAGCTGAATAAATATCATTTATGCCGCCTTTTGGAAGTGTCGCCTTAGTTACTATCATACGAGGTATAATTATCTGAGCGCCTGCATATGTTGTGCCTGCAATTAACCCACCCTTGAAGTCAAGCTCTATCGCCATAACTGTCTGATTAAGGAAGTAATCTAAATCGGTCTGTCCTGCAAAATCAAGTGTAGCCTTCATTGTGCATTTACGCCTCTTTGGTCGTATCTCCTGTGCTACACCGCCGCCGCCGAAGCCATAGTTAACATCGAGGTCATTATTCCAGTCAAGTTCGAATGATCGTGTCCTGACTTTCTGAGATGTACCTGCGCCGCTTGAGATATTTTGAGCGCCCTGCGTAAGCGTACCCGCTATAGAGATGGTCGCACCTGTTTCTGTCCATACCGAAGCTGTATCAGTTTTTAACCAACTCTCGGTTATAGAAGCAACAAAAGCTGTAGCACTCGTTGCACGTGTGCCGGAGCCCACTATATCTATTGAAGCATTGACATACTCGCCAGCCTTGCCGGACAACTTAAATGATGCACCCTTCATGCCTTTATAGGCATACTGCACACCGCCTCTTAGGTGTTCTATCTGGCATGATGGTATTGCCGCTTCTGCCGCTACCGGAACTATTTTATGTTTATACGCACCTGTCACGCCATCCTGAGTAGATGTAATACTGCCGAGGCATAGACCAGCGATAAATGATAGTAGGTTTGGCGTGGCATGGTCAGAACCGAGAGATATTTTATTTGCCTTATTCTGTATCTCCTGTATATATCCATGCTCTTTGCCGGTATAATCATTCTTATCATTAGCTATCTTATCATCCCAGCTCGGCTCTACCTTATTGAGATTAACCAATGAGCAAGCATTTGAGGCATTCATCGTTACCCCTGCATCAAAAGTTGCCTCTTTAAGAAATGCGCTGACCATTATCTGGTCTTTAAATCCTAGAACGGCCATTATTCAACCTCCTCTTTTTTATTAATTACAGTCTTATTATCTTTTATTACTGGCTCAAATAGAGCTTCTTCGAAAACTTCTTTGTCATAAATCTCCCCGGCAATATAATGCTTGAATTTGCCATCGCTCAGCGGTTCCTCATGTGATATTTTGCATTTTACTTTCATATTATCTCCTTAGACCGCCGTATAGGGGTCATTAATCTTTGTTGCATACCAAATCTCAACCGTTACCGGAACTTGTACGCTAAATGTACCCTGATGGTCAATTATCGCCTCATTCACAGTAAAGTTAGTTACATCCTGACATGTACCGCCCAGTGTACCATCTGCCGCCAGTGCTGCCATAAAATCCCCGATACAGGATTCTACTGTGGTATCTGCACTGCTGCCTACTGCCGATATTTCGTTATCTATAACAAGCCTGTGCACTTCTGCGCCATATCTAAAATCAACAATATCGTCTTTGACTTTATATCTCAAAGCAGGTGTTTGACTTTCATTTAGTGGCGTAGCGAGGTCATAGTGTATCTGTTGCCCTAGATTGGTATTATATCCGCCTGTAGTTAATATAGTGAGTAACCTGTTATTATATGCCGTCAATATATTTTGTCTGATTGTAGTAGCCATTATCGCTGTTTAACCTTGCTTAAAATAACTTTTGACAGACCAGTACCATCAGGCTGTATCTCGATAATATAATACGTAACGGCATTGATGACTGCCGTATCATTCGGGGATGTGCTTGTCGCTATCGCCCCGCTTGAGTTGACAGTCACCATCGGCATAACATCAGTCCTTTCGTTAACTGTGACCAGATAGGCATCATCAAAAATGCCATTTTCGGCAGGTTTAACCGCACCCCCAATCGTAAATACAACCGATACGGCAAACTCATTAGCATTGAGAAATACCGTATTTATATCCGATTGTATCTGCGATTTGAGAGTCATACTAACCTCCTATTCCTTCAAGATTTTTCAAAATTGCAATACGTTCCTTATCTGCTTTTGTACGTTTTTTCTCATCTTTTAAGACAAGTTTTTCATATTCAGCAATATCCTCAGCATTTGCTTTTGTATATTCAGGAACGCCGATAACTACAGGATTATCAAGTTCAAGTACTTCAAGTTTTGAAAGTATTCCTAAATCTTTGACAGGTTCAGGAAAGACTATCTCTTCACCAACTATAAATTCAATTGAACCGAGTATTGTATATACATCATTATCACCCTTTTTAAGAACACCAAAACGATGGCGAGCCTGATCAATAGTCAGGGCGATTTGCCCTGACCTGATTGCAAGTGGAGATATAACTTTGTATCTATTCATATATCATCCTCTTAAAGATTAGGTAAAGTAGTGCATACAAGATGACTGCCACATAGCGAGCTTCACGCCACGTATAGAAGATACGCCAAAGAACCACTGGTCATTCATTACTTCCATTTCCGAACCTTCTGCAATAGCAGAATATTCAATACCGTTCTCTTCTTGACGGACGATTGAAGGCAGTAGTGGGTTATTTGCGAACAATACAAACCTATCTGTCCATGTTAAACGAGGATTTACAACAAGTTTATATATAAACCCGCCATAGGATACAACAGCAGATACAGGGTTTGTAGCCGCACCAGCACCAGCGGTATATATAATATTAGTTGCGCCTAGAGCCGCAGCAGCAGGAGCCATAAATATTACAGGAACCATCACAGTGAAACTGCGAAGTCCGGGCTGCATAGGTTCTCCTTTATCATCCTTGAACCCAATAATAGCCTGAGTAGCTGTTAATAGAGCATCTGCGAACTCGCCTGATGTAGGCTGTGTACCTGTAGCAGCGGCGGAAGTTGTTAGATTTGACTGAGTACCAGAACTACCTTCACTATGAGATGTAGAATAAAAATACTGACCATCGTAGCAAGTTGTAGATGCACCATTAAGTATCTGAGTAGATACAAGTTTGGCCCAATGAGATGTAGTTTTTTCCGCAAGCTGTGAAATCCTAAGTTGTATCTGACCTGTTTTATCACGTTTTACCCATGAAGAGTAAGGTATTATCATACTCGCTTCATAGAGTGTACTCTTTATTTCAAGACTATCCTCGGTCAGTGCTACCGGATTACGACCGCCAACCCATTCTCTCATTACTGGAGACTGTGATAACCAAGGATATGTCTCTATTTCCTGATTGCTTTGGAATAGAGCCGTGATAGAACCGAGATACTCTTCACCAGTATCCATCTGTATCTGTCTGCGAAGATCGCCTAAAATACCCCTTGAGGTAATTATAGGTTTATTGAGATTTAATATTGCCATTTGTTATGTACCTCCTAGTTCTGGTTCATTTTGAATTTAAGCAGATATGTAGCGAAGGTAACTGTATTAGCCAGTGTACCTGTAGCCGCAGCCCTAACCAGAAGCCTGTCACCAGCAACGACCTTCTTAGCAGAAGCAGTAGCACTCATAGCGAGTGTGCGTTTTGTATTTGCCGCTAGAGCCGTACCGCCAGTTGCTTTTGTTGTGATGCTTGCATCAGTAGCAGCGGCGAGCATAACTGCTGAACCAGCACCAGCCTGACCAAGATTGGTTATACTAAAGGTTACATAATTGGTATCATTTGCAGCTAGAGCATCTACACCAGCAAATAGTACTGATTCAAGAACACCATTGCAAGGAGCGGTAATATAAAAATCACTATTACCTGTCGTTGCTATCGTTGTTTCTCCACCCGCCTGTGCTGCAATTACATCTGCGCCATCATCAACACAGAACTCAACAATACCTACGCCGCTGGAAACGTACCTCTTGACCCTACCGATATATGTACCAGTACTCTCGGTAAGCGAAAAAGTATTATCATCAGAAGCATACACATATTTACCTACATCCGTGATGGCAAGTGATGTCACCGCAAGCTGTATCTGCCCTTCATGGTAAACATTCACGTTTATATCGCCAGCCGCACCAGTTGTATTATCAGCCTGCTTAACTGCAAATCCTCTAAACGGATCACCAGCAACAAGCGCACGAGCATAACCAGCGGCATTGTCACCGACTGCCGAACCCTGATATATCTTTGTTGTAGCAGCTACCGGAAGGTCGTTTTTATAACCTAACTCGATAACCGTTTGTATATCTTTTGCTGCTGCCATTATTATTTACCTCCTGTTTTACGAATTTTACCCTCAACCACAGCTTCCTGATAAGCTATATATGCCTCAACTGAACCAAATTCAGCTCTCAGCTCAGGCTTGTCATTATATTCAGCTGTCCAACCCGTAGTATCCTGAGCATAGGTTTTGGCAGATTTACCCTCTGTTGCTACTGCATCGCTACCCGATATAGGAGCCGCCGTAACTGGTGTCCTGTCCTCTTCGAGCCCTTTTACGACTTTATTGTGCATAAGGGCGTTTTCTGCCGCCATTGCCCTGAGTACCGTCTTCTCATCCATTGACGGGTCAGCGACAGCCTGTGCTATCAGCTCTTTGTGATACTGCGCTCCCGGTATAGCCTGTATAGCTGCGACACGTGCCTGTTCAGCCTTCATGCCTTCCGCTACTATCTGGTTATACAGCGCAGGATTTTCAGCTTTTATCTGTTCGATTGTAGCTTCTTTCATTTTTGCTTTTACCTCTGTTTTATTATTATTTTTTGCAACCGCAACCGCACCAGAGACACCGCTCTGACCCGCAGAGACACCGCCCTGCAAACTTTGTATAAGCTCATCCATAGGCATTATTTTATCGCACAAACCAACTGCGACCGCCTCCCCCGCTAACATCATTTTCCCATCCAAATTTGTTATATTGTCAATCGGTATATTCCTATTTTTTGATACATCAGCCGCAAATAGATCATATATCGCTGTTATATTTGCCATGATTGAATTTTTGCCAGCTTCTGTAAGCGGTGCATATTCAGAAGCAATACGTTTACCTGATGGTATAGCAAGTTCGGTTGTTTTCATACCCGCCATAGTTTCAGCACCTGATACATCTGTATGACTTGTTACTATGCCGATACTTCCTATCATGCAGGTATCACTGCCAGCTACGACCTCATCGGCATTCATGCCGACCCACACGCCAGCAGATGCCATTGTGCCGTCAATATAAGATACTATCTTTTTATCACATTTGGCAATTGTCGAAACCAGTCCATCAAGACCGCTCACCATACCGCCCGGCGTATCAAATGCCAGCACGATAGCATTGACTTCACGGTTATTGCAAGCATCATTGATTTGTGCTGATATATCAACTGTAGAACAGCCACCAAAGAACCAGGCCCAGAAGTCCATATTCTTCATCATCACGCCTTCTATCGGGATAATAGCTACACCGTTCTGTATATCATATGGCTTGCATGGCATATTCATTGTGTCGCCGGGCATAGCGGCATTAATTTTGGCAAACTCCGTTTTCATAGCCTTCCAATCGACCTTCTCCCCATGTATATGAGCTGAATATCTTTTGAACAAATCGGTTAAAACGCCTTCTTTGAGTGCCCAATTTGTTTCAAATATACCATTGATTTTCATTTAATTACTGCCTCCTGTATTATCTACTTGCGTCTGTGTCGGGAAATTCGGCTGACCGACTGGCCCTAGCAACTCATTTTCGTGCAAAATATCTGTGATTATCTCTTCGAAATCATTACCAAAGCGTTCAGCCTCAACCCTGCGACTAGATAGGCCGCCCGAAACTTTATCGAGAGCTGCTCTGACTTCATTTTGTTCATTTATCATACCCTTAGCCGGGCCACGCCAACTGCCTCTCATATATGCCTGTCTTGCGCCATAGTCCTGAAAGAAGCCCGGTAGGTCGAGGCGGCCAATGGCAACAGCTTCATAGAACCAGTTTACTTTTATAGGATTCATTACTTGGTCGGCAAAGTCCGCGCGCTCAACTGTCACATATTTCCAAAACTCAAGGAATGCAGCCTGTGCCGCTGAATAAGAAGCGGTAAAATGCTTTGTCATAATCTCTACCGGCATCTCAACGGCTGCGCCCATATGCTCCTGTACTGCCATAATGAATGCGGCCAGCTTATCATTTGGCCTTCCCGGTGTAGGAGATTTAACATCCTCACCAGTTTTTAGATTGATTATGCCGCCGGAACCTAATTCATATGGCTTAGTTTCAGTGCCGTCTGCTGTCGTAGTGCCATCAAGTCCGCTAGGAAATGCGAAGCCCTTGCCGCTCTCGGTAGTAATAAATATAGCCATAAGTGCCGCTGTTCTCGCTGCATCTAGCTCAATATGCAGCATATCTTTGATTAATTTCAAAAATTCCAGTATAGGAGCTAAGTCAGGGACACCGCGCGACTGTTCATCACGGAATTTATTGTAGTAATGAATGACTTTGCGATTGCCATATCTATCGAAAGCAGGAAAGCGTGACCATGTAAATTGTTTTGGGTCAACAAATAATGAATTGCCAGGATGACCATCGCATATCCAGTAAGCGACAGGAGCGCCAAAAGCATCTTTTTCTATGCCATCAACCCTATCTTTTGTATTAATTCCGCCCATAGGATTTGATAATCTATCCGATTCAATCGCCTGTAATACCATTGTATATGGTGTTTGTGGCCTATCACTAAGCGAGGCAGTGGTTATATTGATGATAGCTTCACCATTCACGAGTTTTTGTCTATGCCATATCCTCTGCTGGCCGTACCCGGTCGAGTGGCGAGTTGCATCGCATTCGGTAGAGGACAAATACATATCAAACTCACGCTCAATGAGCTTTGATAGTTCCTTGCCCTGTTCTTTTGTTATACCGAGATATTCCCAATCAGGTGAGGACTGAAAACGAAGGCCAGAACCGATAACATTCGTAGTCTTTGTTTTTGTGATACCTGTAGCGATAGGATCATTGCGGTCTGCATCACGAGAATATTGCCTGATAGTCGGCAAATCATATATCATATCACTATCAGCGCTCGAAGCATGCACGCTGCGATTGCCATATGCTCTACTGCCTCTGCGTGCGCTATCATATGAGTTAGTAGCCATCATGCCGCGCATCATTTTATTTTTAATAGCCTGTTCGGGATTAAAAATGGCAATAGTCTTATCCGCTATATTTGCGGCGGTGGCGAAAAAGTCCTGTTTCTGTTCAGTTTTATTTACTGGTTTCATCTATCGCTATATTGAACGTAAGTTACACGGGGGTTTGTAGTTGGGGATAGCTCAATAACCTTGCCTTCCCAATACTTCAAACCACCTTCAAGGTCTTTGAGATTAGCGCGGGTAACGGTACGACCTGCAATAGAGTATGATTGAGCGCCAGTAAGTAGTGCGTCTATCGCATCAAGGTATGCCGTGACCTTCGCCTCTGCCTGAGCTAGTGTGATACCCGCCATAATACCCCGCTTAATTTCCCTTATTATATAGCGTTTTGCCTGATTTGAGGCGGTCGCCTTTCCGTAAAATACCGATAAGTGGCGATACGTGGTATAATATAGGAAATT